GCACCTTTTAGAGTCTTGCTCCCCTTGAATCAAATACTTGATGATGCCGAGTTAGACAAACTATCTTTCCTCAAACCAAACAACTTCTTGTACAATAAAGTCCAACGATATACTTACCACACAATCAAAGACATTTATATGGTTGAGGAAGGCTTGACAGATTTGGCACAATTGGACTATCCAAAGTTAGATGTTTTCACCAAATCAATTTCTAATGCTGTTTTCCGACATCTCACTCAATATAAATTTTTCCAAAGTCTTTTAATCGAACAAGAGCTTTTCAGCAAGATATCTAACAACAATGGGTTCTTCTTTTCAAAATACACTCAAGTGGGAGTCTCTTGGCAAAGAAGCAGAAGAAACTCTTTGAAATACGTGGTCTTCTTTTACACATATCACAAGCCGGAAAAACCTGCTCTTGTGGGTGAATGGGCTTATGATTCAGACACAACCCAATATCAATCCCCACAGTTTGTCCTCAGTAATAATGACATATCCTATTCAATATCCCTGCCTGGTCGAGTTTGCTCATCCTTATCTGCTTGTTTACCTTACATTAAAATGGCTGATGTAAGAGATTTCATCAAGACAGCAATCCCAATTTATTCAACATGGAAACATTCATCATGGCAAACATCTCGTTTAGTTGGAAACATGAGGCACATAGTTCCATGTTTTATCGCGGGCTCTGGAGATTTGCCTCAGCTTCTCAAGGAAAGTTTGATCTTTGGCCGTACTAAGCAAGCCAGACACTGTGATTCAGTTATAATCAGGCGATTCCTCAAATTTGCTGAAACACCAGATCCCAATAGAGATTTAACTCCATTGTTTCAGCTGCCAATGAAATTGATGTTCTTGGAATCGGACATGTCAATACCGATGATGTGGCATATTCGTGGTGGTCATCATGATGAATCTAGTCCTCTTAAGCTGGTTGAAGGTCAAATACAATACCAACAAGAGTTACCACAGAATCTTGAATACCTAGAGAGACAAGCCTCATTTATGGAAAGAAGTTTGACACATGGTTCTACGCAAGATCAATTCGATTCCCTGGTTAACTCAGCACCTGATCACCCTTTTCTAAATTTGCCACTTTGGATTGGCTTGACTAACTTGGCTAAATCGAAACTAGAGGCAGTTGGAAACAGACAAATTCCCTCAGGTTTCTCTCTCCACTCGCTCATAAGTGACAAGTCATGCCATAGGGACACGTATGACGAACAAGTTCTTCAAGTTCATTCAGTTAAAGTCGCAGATGAGTTTTGTAGAGTTATGTCCAACACAATGAGGCCAAGTGGTCCACATGTCTTGGTGAGCAGACTGAAACCAGTTGAAATTCCACACATATATAAACTTTTTTCAAAAGATTCTAAATCCTCAGATAGGGAGATACCAGTTATGAACTTCGAAATGAGAGTGTTTCAAAACATGTCAGAAAATTTGCTTAATGCATTTAATGAAGAAGTCGATGCGGACTTGATGCTCTCATCCAAAAAACACGCACTGATAGCTACTGAAATAAAGAATACCATCAACTCAAAGAAATTTGCTGCGATAATTTCCTCTCAGGACAAAAAGTTCTTTAGTGGATATTTGTACCCTGAATTGATGAGTTTGTGTGTATTGCATATCTCTCGATTGTGTGGCTCAACATCTATGGTAGCATCAGCTAGTCAACTTAGAGCAGCCAGATCACGGTGGGTTGTTTTGCCTAGTCGGTTTGTGCAAGCTCACCCTGAACTATTGAACCAAATAAATCCAGAACGAATCAGGGACTCATATATACAAGAAAGCGCTGGTAGACTAAATTCAACCAAGAGCATTCTTTGTTACCAACATATGATGCAAGGAGTTGGAGCTGCTGCTGGAGCTGTTATCAATACTTCATTTTATTTAGGTGTTTCTGCGATGCAAACAAGAGTATTACCTTACCTTAAAGCAACAAAGACTTATACCACATCTGATGATACTGTGAGCATGTCGTTGATAAGGAAAAATGTGTCTTATTTGCATGCTAGAACGGAAGTGGTTGAATCAGCTATCGGCTGGCTTAAACATAGCATGATGAAAAACTCAACAAAAAAACAAGTCGATGCACGATCCCTTGGTGAGTTTAATAATCGAGTCACAACTGGTGAAGGAATGATATCAGTGGGCCCCATTTACGCAGCTTTGAATTGTCAACCATTGAATCAAGCTTCACCAATGGCTGATCTGATTTTAGCCATATCCAGTGCTCGATCTGGGATATTTTGGGGAATTCCTATCGATTCGAGCCAAATTGCACTCACCCACAATTTACTAGCTTGGAGAGTTAAGTGGTTGGTTCATAAAGAACAAATGAGCAGTCTTTATTCCATAGGTTTCATACCAAAGGATGCTACTGAACTCATAGAGGGTTTTTTCCCACGTTCAAGAGAAGCAATACAAGCTTGTTGGTTCAGATTATCCACTGAAGATGTCTTGGATGTTCAAAGTGGCAAAACTAGTTTGGCTAGTGCTTTATCTGCAATGATAATACAACCTGACAAGATTCCTAGAAGAAGCTCATTATCTTACGATGGAGATTTTACACTAGCAGAATCTATTCAGACAATTAATCGATCTAGAAACCACAATAACAGAATAAATCCAAAAAACATTCGAATACAAAGTGTTCGATCAAGACAAAGAGCTCGTGATAGATTATTTGAAACCATTAACACTTCTGGTATGCCTGAGGAATTCTATCAAGCTGTTATAAAAATCCACAAGCCACCCACTTGCCACATCATATTCAGACCGGCAACTAACAAAACTGTGCACTCTTCTCAAATGGGCATGACTAATTCCGTTGAATTACTCAGC